ACACTTCCGTTGCTTGTGCTATGTGCATATTGATTTAGTGCTATTGGAATTGTCGTCGTGATTGGCGTAACAGTTTCGGTGGTTTGCGGGTCAGTGATTAGTTCGTCATTCCGCCTGATATTGGCGATTGCTACCATCTCGCCACTAGCTGTAATACGAAAAGCGCCGTAATCGGTATCGTAATCTTGGCCGATAATTTTGCCGGTGCGTGAATTAAGCCTAAACGCTAGATTTGTGTCAATGCTGTTAATAGCTACATCCGATCCAGTGCGCGGAATAAAGCGGTACTCGTAGTACCCAGCCTGCCTAGGACGAACCCGGATGTAGTTGTACTGATCAATTGGTGCGCTACCTGTTACGCAGAAGAGCTGCGGAATACGCCTCCATGGTTGCTGTGCTTGGCCGTATTGCTGAACTGGGCGGACCCAAAGAGAAAAACACGACGTGCGCTCAAAGTATTTATCCATTCGAGGTGTCGTAACAGTAATGTCCTGCTCATCCAAGCGATGCAGTTTTCCGTCAGGACCAGCGGAAGGGATTGCGTTGAAGTTACACAAGCCATTGGCACGGTTCCAAACCTGACTGCGCAGGCCAATTTCAATGACCTCTGCATCACGCCGCACAGGGCGGATGCTTGCCATATGCAGCCGGCAGATGTTGAAAAAGGCGGCGCCACAGTGTTTGTTTGAGTTAAAACCTCCGGCGCTTAACGGAAATGGTGGGGCGCCAGGTCCGGGCCACGGTCCCTCATATCCGCCCAAGGGTTCCCGAACGGTGCGCGTGCCAGGGATGCCGACTGTCGCAACTCCTGTAATCGCAGTGCATTTGAAATAGATGTGTTGTGTTACACCTTTTTTCCAGATATCAGGATTGCGTCCCTCTACGACCCAGACAGAGGAACCGATAATCCACTTACTTCCGATCGTTAACAAGTCAGAAGCTTGTGCTCGCCATGATTCGGCCGAACTTTTAAGGTCTTTTAGATTTACTTCTGTGCCTTTGAAATCATCCTGCTGAAAGTCTCTCCAGTTGGCGCCGTTGATCTCGAAGACAAGCGTATCGTTTTCAGAAACCGGAACAATCGTGCGGTTTGCGTATTCAGTTCCATTGTGATTGATAAATCCCATCCGGCGGGAATACGCCCGCCCCACGCCCGGCTGTCCAATTTTGCTGCGGTCTTCTTTTGATTGCCCGGTGTATTTATGTAAAACATCTGCATTAGATCCAGCGATTTTTCTGCGCTTTGCTTGCGTCTCCGCGCGTGCATCTTTATTGTCGGGGCCTAATGTTGCTGCATATGGCGCTGAGATAATTTCCCAGTTAAAGCGGTATGCGGTGCCGTTATAGATAGGTGTTGCCGTACCAAACGATGCGTCGCTTTGCGGGCTATACGCCATGGAAAAGCCAGTGCTGAACTGGCCATCAGCGGTTGGCGCCGTAAATACTTGGCGCCCCATGGTGCCACTAGCACCCGGCTCATCCGTGCCAGCGATTAGACGTGGCTTTGATGGTCGATTTTCGCCTAGCTGCGATGACCAATACAGCGCATACTCTCGATTGCCGAGGCTATTTAATGCTGTAGTACCTACACGCACGCCGCCCAGTTGAGGTGCGTCAATCCCGTATTCACCAGCAACGTAGATGCCTTCAAAGGCTTGATAGCTGCCGTAGGAATACAACCGGCTCCACACCAATGCTGGCGCAAGAATCAAGCCACCAGTCAGCGCACCATCGCGCCCGGTGCCACGCTTGCCAAAAGGGATTGGAATAGGTTGGCCGTATTCAGCAAGGCTGCTGACATTATCAAAGCTGGTAGTCTGATTGAAGCGAGTCGGTCCGATTTGATCGGCAAGTTTTTTGCCCTTGATTTTGGCGGGCTTTTCAAGAGCCGGCGCCTTGGGTGCCAGCAATACGCTGACAGCGGTAAAAGCAAGACCGATGACAAGGCTGATAATTGCCGATACAGGCAAGTTTTCAATATCAGGAATATGGGCGTATTCAGCCGGTCGCACCCGTGCTTGCAGTTGGGCGTGACGAACAAATTGACGATATTCCTGTTCTGTGCAGCCAAGCGCCTCGATCAGCGCAATTTCATACGGTAGGAGCGGCGGATCGTAAGGGCGCCCGGCGGTTTCCAGTCCACGCTGCTGGTCAGATGGTTGATGTACAAGATTCCGTTCTGCCATGTGACTCCAAAGGCAAGCGGATCAGCCGCTAACACTGTGATGTCACCATCGTAGATGGGCGCGTCAATCCTGATGCAGTAATAATCCAGTTCGCGCAACACCGCGCGTGGCGTCATGTTGTACCAAGCAGCTTTGACCGTCGGAGGATCCATCCCCATGCCGGCCAGCGCGTCAATTACCAAGTGGATGCAGTCGCTACTGCCGTACTGGTATTGCCGTCCAATCAAGTGATCACACACGAATTTGCGCTGTAAATGGAATGCTGCCCACTTGCCAGCGATGAAGCCTGCGTCCAGGAATGTTGGCTTGAACGGCGTCCAGCACTGAATTCAAGCTGATCTGTAAAGAGGTTTCATCCCAGCCACCGCTGGAGCAACTGCCCCAATACTGGTACAAATTACGTTGAACAGCGCCAGTTGACGGCTCCCAGAGCACCGTAGTGATCTTGGCAACCCACAAATTATCGAGAGCTTCCGTGACCCAAGCACGGGTCATGTCTGTGTTGGCAAACTGCAGCGTTGCGTCGAGGTTGTCACCCTGCAAGGTGGCTACTGCGCCGCCAAAACTGAACGGCAAAAACAAGTAGCCATCTACGTTTTGATTGATGGCATAGTTTTGGAACCTGTATTGGGCAGCTTGCCCTGTTGGGCCAATATCAAGCAGGTGGCCGTAGGCGTATTCCATTAGATTCCGAGGCGTCGGCGAGCGGCTGGACTGCTACCAAGTGTTCGCATGGCGCTGCGTTCACCCTGGATGGCACCTTGTCGGGCTGCTTGAGCCATGCCACGCTGGAACTGATCAGCCGTAACGTAGTCCACATTGTTGATGCGTTCCACGCTGTAGCGAACGTCGATTGGCTCCATCGTGGCAACACTACCTGCAGCCATTTCACCAGTTGCACCACCACCTTCAGGTCCACCAACAGAACCAGGTGAACGGCGATAACGACCCATTGCGCCATCAAGCTTTGCCGCAACGCCGAGCTTTCCATCGGCGCCACGCTTAAGCGGCATGATCGCCTCAGGGCCGGCCTCGCCCATAAGGCCGTTTTGCATCTCGCCACCCTTGGCATATTTGAAGAAGGTGGGGCGGGTGACAATGCCGCCAGTTGCAAAGGGTTTGATGCTGTTTTGTGCAAAATCAGCTTGCCCGCCAGAAAAATAAGCCCCTTTTGCGGCAAAAGCACCAGGGAATGCAGCACGCATGCCCATGTTTACTGCAAAACGCAGCAATGTCTGGCCAATGTCCTTAAGGATTCCGCTTGCAATTTCCTTGAGGGCGTCACCCAGGCTCTTGGTGCCGCCAATCAAGGCCTCAATGCCAGCCATCAGTGAGCCGACGATGCCATCCTCGAGCGTGCTCACAATGTTGGCATACATCGCTTTTAGCCGCTCAGCCTGATCTGCCGCTTCCCTTTCGCGACGCTTGCGCTCTTCTTCATCTTTTGCTTTTTCTTTGATCTCAGGTACCTGCTCGCCACGAGCCTTGATGATGTCCTTGGTCGCTTGAACTTGCTTCTCCAGCTCTTTCCTGATTTCGCTTTCAGCAGACAAGCTAGAAATAGTCAGCTCGAGCTGAGCAATTTTTTGCTCAAGCAATTCTGCTTCTTTCTGCACTGTTTGATCAATTTCGTAATATTGCTCGGCAAGCGCAGGCGTAATGCCTGTCTTGACCATTTCGGCGATTGCCCTTGCTTTTTCGATTTGCTCTGTATATCTTTTGCCGATTTCGTCTAGTTCGCGCGTAATCTCTTCTCTGCTTTGCTTGTCCAGCTCACGTAGACGCTGAAGTGTATCCAGCCTGGCCTCGTCAACTTTCAGCAACAGTTGCTTGCGCTTGACCTCTGCTTCGTCTGCGGGAATTTTTTCAAACTGGATTGCACGAATTTGACCTGCAATCTCAGCGATTTGCTTTTCACCTTCAAGTCTAATTTTGAGGAATTCGTTGCCATCAAGCTGCGCTTGCCTGATTCGCGCATTGATCTCGGCAATTTGCTGCTGAACGGCAAGCTCTGC